GCATACAGGCAAGCTAATTCAACACTTAACCCAAAAAATCAGACCAGCCGCCAATCCGTTCACGCACTTGTTCGGTCAGCCAGTTCATCTTTTCATCACGATAAACTTTGTGAATGTTGTCCAAAGTTACCGGCTGGCCTTTGTAATCCAGATTTCTGACACCGGCAGTCATGGCAATAAGTCGCTCTATGTCGGCCTCTTCAATCTCTTCAGGCGTTTTCTTGAGCGCTGCTTTTGTGCCTTTCTTGGCCACTACCGCATAAGCTTCTTTTGTCACCTTTCTGCGATACGCTACAGCCTGATTCGATGATGGGCTGTAAACCTCAATCACAACCGGGTCGGTTTTGTCCTCATCTGAGTACAACCTACCGAGCTGCGGATGCTCTATATGTACTTCAGCCGTATCCGGCAAAACCAAATCTGCAATATCAACCATTAAACTGTCCCTATGATGATGATGGTGTAAGTCACTGAAGTGCCGCTTGAACTGTTTGCAACCTTCAGAATGTCTCCGGTACTTGCCGTAACCGCGTATCCTGCTAATTCCGGAGCCATCAGCATTAATGTCCCGCCTGGTTTTACCCTGACCACATCAGTTGCATCGCCGAAGAATGTCGCCATTGCGTTTGATGCAGCACCACCCACCAAAACGTCGTTCGTGTTAGCAGCAGAAGCCGTCACGATCAGCGCTTTAACTTTGGTAAATGTCAGCGTGTTGCCAAATGCATCAAGCAAACTTCCGGCAAGGTCAAGGTTTTCAGTGCTGCTTGCTGCTAGTGTGCGTGTGTCGCTGAATGCCTGATTTGCTTGATCATCTCCAGTGCCATTGGCAAAGGTTGTGCTTGACGTGAAGTTCAGCGGGTAAACGACATTGCCAACATCAAGAGAGTTGGCAAGATTGATTGCGGTATTAAGGGATACCTTGCCCGATAATGTAACGGCCATGAGTTACCCCCTTACGCTTCAACTACTTTGTTTGTCAGATCGACATTACAATTGATTCGTGTAATGGTGTTGGCATCGCCCAAGCTGTACACATAACTTGCGACAACAGCGGTGAAATAGCCAATTGACGCGTCAGATTCCACAATTTTAAAGCTGTGAATCACGTCCTTATTGGCGCCGTCAAAGCCCGATTTCATTGCCGCTAGACCAGAGTCAGTGGTCTTGCCGATCACCATGGAAGCTGTGCCGTAATCAAGCGAACCTTTGCGCTTTTTTACAGTCCCGGTCGCCAATGGGATAAACTGAGAAATTTGAGCCGATCCACCGTATTCGCCCAAGCTTTCGACTTCACCCACCTCTGTCCAAGATAACGCGCCAAATCCGGCGCTGTTGTATGTTGCCGGTTCCGCCGCAGATACATATACCTGCGTTCCGACGGATTGAATAACATCTGCTGCCATCGCTTACCTCTCCTGCGCCTCACGGCGTTAAGGTTACAAAATTGCGGGGCGTCTCACGACGATGCCGCTACCTGCTTAAAAAAGCTTTCCAGTACATTGTCAGTACCATTTTGTACCATCCTGCTTCCTGAATGCCTCTATCCATCATATGTCTGGTCACGGTCACTTTTTGCCCGTTAAAGGTATAACGCGAACCAATCTTGAACCATTCAAAAATCTCTTGTGCTTTCTCTTTAATCGCTTTTGTCGATTCATTTACCGGGTATCTGAGTATTACCCGGAATATTCCGTCTGTTTCATTCGTGTGCTTGAGGCTGTACGGCGTAATATCATTGTGTATTACAAATACCTCGGCATACGGCGTTCCGATTGTCGGCGTGTAAGGCAAGTTATCAAACGCAATATCCAAATCATGCCTGAATCCGCCGTCATAAAACCTGTTTAGAAAAGCCTTCTCAATATCATAAAAATCACCCGACACTTGCAACAGCCTCTCTAATATTGCGCCGCAGTCGTGCAATATTCTTATCTATGATGCCATCACGCTCATTCCACACTGGCGCATAAACAAGATTGTTCGTTATGTAGTCCACGCCAAACGCACTCACAACACTCGAAACTTCAGCAGTAACCGTATTCCCTGATTTATCAAAACGCTCTATCGTCACGGTTATCGGTTTGCCAGTAGACGTTTGCCAATTACCCCGCAATCTTCCAGTATCCACCCTGGTATCACGTATCACACCATTAAATAAGCTGATCTTTATTGCCCTCGATGCTTCTGCAATAGTGCTTTTCGTGGCTTTGGAAAACTTTGCAACATTGAGCTTGAATGTCTGATTACTCATCGCCCCACCGCCAATTTGTAAACAATATCCGTTCCAGCAGGCGAAACCGGAGTTACTCCGAACACCACGTAATCTACTCCATCCATTGTCAGCTTATCGTTAACGCGCGGGACTAATGCTGTGTTGTATGCTGCCAATATCGCAAACCGAATTGATTTATAGATGGTCGCAGCCTGTTTTAGCGCATCATCGTCAAACATATCAGTCTTCGGCGGATTAACAGCTTTAAATGTACCTGTCTCTACCGTATCGCCGTATTGATAACCATAAACCGGGTCGACCTCTTTCACTGACCGCGTAACAGTCACATCCTGACCGAATTCAGCGATGACAGAATAAGCAATACTCGATACGTCAGTATAGAAAGTCATGAGCGCACCATTGCCATTGATAATCCATTGTTCCTTAACAATGTATTCATAATCGCAGTTGCCGTTGATGTCCTGCCAACTTTCTGTTGCCCACCTGCCTCAATTGCATACTCAACCGATACCGCGCCATCAACCGACACGGATCGTTTAGCAAGATTAGGATTGGTTGGCGGATTGTAAATATCAATCCCTGCTTCCAAATCCAGCGCTATAGCCATCTGCGCTAATATCACCTGCCTCGGTATCTCGTTGCTGTTCCAGTAAAAGCCATCAGCATTGAATCCAGTGCGCGGGAAAGATAACGGCTGATCTTTTTGGACTTTCGATCCTTTCAGATTCGGCTCGTGCGAATCAATAAACTCAGCCGCTTTCCTCAGCTTTATGTCAGTTGCATCTGTATCCGCAATGGTCACGCCACGAGCAGAAGCATATGTAATGTAGTCAGCACGAGTCACGTATGAATCAGCGCTGGTTACAATCGCACCTGTCTCGATGATTAATGCCATTATTCAGCGGATTCCTTTTTGTCCTGCTTGCCGGTTTTTGGTTTTGGTTCTGGCTCTGCTACACGCCAATCACCAAGCTTGTAATTCTCTACCTCGCTTGGGTGCACGTCAGCGAATTTACCGCCCCTGACCATTTTCACTAGATCAGTCATCGTATTAACCAAGCAATGTTGCAATGTGATTCGGCTTCCATGCTTTGGCCTGATAAACAGCGCGCACTTCAATCATGGTTTTCATATAGCCTCTGTATACTGCGACCTCAAAGACTAGCCCAGAAAATGTATCTTGAACAACCAGCACATCAACAGCAGCATCACCGCCATTAGGCATAGCTGGAGCACGCATAACCAGCTCAACAGCAGTTCGATGGAACGCAACGTTAGCTGTGTAACTATTGCCCACGGTTATCGCGTCGTTGTCTGTCTCAGCCGCTCTTAACCCAGGATCTCCAATCACGAAGGAGCCGCCTGATAGCCCTGTATTGACAACATATTTGTGTGTAGTTCCGGCGAACGTAACAATATCCCCGGCCAGAATAGTGCCACTTCCTGTGTCAGTGGTTATTGTTGTGTCACCTATTTCGGACCCAGCATCATTGAGCAGGTAGCTCGTTCCTGTGCCCTTGGTATGCAGCCCAATACCAGCAGATTCCTTTATCATGAGGTTCTGCAAATCAAGTAATGTGCCACGGCGCAGCATCTGGTCTCCGCCCGCTTCATTAACTTTTTGCAATTGCGCCAAGTTTCTTAACTTAGTGCCAGCGGCAGTATTCAAAACGAGCGTAGCTTGTCCATCGTCCGGCATCCCGTTATCAATCAATATTTGACGAATTTCAGCAACTTCGTTGAAGCTGGATGCGAACGGAGTCGTTCCCGCTGTGCCATGCGCCCGTGACGATCCTTTGTAAATCTCACCCCATGTATGTATTTCCATTGCATTTGTAATCGCTCGCATTGCTTGTGCGATTTGATCACCATAAATGGTTTCATAGCCAGAGCCGTTGTTAACATGCCTAATATCCTCACCAGTCCACGGAATTTGTACTGATGCATACTGGTTTAATATTAACGTTTTGGTGTCAACAGTCTGATCTGTGCCCTCTGGGATCGTCATAGAAGGCGCGAAAGTGGTGTTTACGGTTGGCGTGCGGGTAAAATGAGAGCGAACTATATCGCCCTTAGCTACACGCTCAGAATCGGAACTGTTGAGCGTTACTGAAGTAATGATACCGACTTGTTCGCGACCAACAACATCGGCTGCTTTATAAATATCGGCTGCTAAATTGGTTAAAACATTTGCCATTTCATGTGTCCTCTAAGATTCTTCCATGAGGCACATAAAAAAAGCGCCCCAAATGAAATTAATTCACCTGTGGGCGCTTCTCCCAAAGCATCTTACGCAGCATCTGCGCTTGACACTTTTAATATTAGATATTGATTCTAATAATAACTGCCGGTTTTGTCAAACAAAACATGAGCTAAGTTCAATTTAAGCGGAAGTATCCACGATTTGTCCGCCAGATTTAAAGAATTTTGTTCTTTGAACTTGATCCATACTGTTGAATTCGTTCCTGGTGATTGTTTTCTTACCATCACCATTACTCCAATCACCGCCTCGATACCCCGTACCGCTAGCTTTTGTCCCAGCGATAACCGGCGCAAAAGCTTTGTCAGTGATCAGTTCTTTCTTGAGTTCTTCAATCGTCATGGCACTTGGTCGGCCTTCTTTATCCAGAACTTTGGTGACTGCCTTGCCGTCTCTGATTTCAACAGTCAAGCGCCGCTCGATGTGTGGTAACAATATACTTGCACTTCCCTGTACGGCAATTTCAGCCGCCATACTGCTTGCTGCCGCGCCTACTGTCAAATTGTGGATCATGGTTTCGTATTGCTTGATTGCCTCGGTCTTTTCAGACTCAAGCGCTGCATACTTCTCGCCCCATGACTTTTCAATGGTCTCAACATCCCCGCTCTTTTTAGCGGCTTCCATCGCGGCTTGTTCTGCTTTTTTCTTCGCGTCGATCTTTTCTTTAACCAAAGCCTGGTTATTCGCTTCGAGTTTCTTCAGCGTTTCAGATAATGCGGTATATTCGCTTTTGACGCGTTCAAATTCAGCCGGATCTATCGATTGGCCTACATTATCCTTTTCCGCAACATCAGCGCCACCTGTACCGCCATCGCCGCCAGCTTCATCCATCAAAACATAAAACTTATTGCGCATCTGTCACCTCACTGTCCAATTCATCAATCTCAGCCGCCAAAGATTCCTGCAGAAACATTTTGCCGTTGTCATCACGACCATACTTTGCAGCCAGAACCTTGAAAGCAGCCTGTGCAAGCAAATAATCAATCGTGTCATCCTTCCCGATATGGATTTTATTCTGCTTCATCAACTCAGCAACATCAATATTCCTGATCTGCTGCGCCACTATTTCTACTGCTTCATCGTATCGCTTCATAGTCCAGCCCTCTCAAAAGCTAATGGTTCAAGTTTCTTTATCTGTTCAATATTTAAAGGTTCAAATCTCTTGCCAAGTTGCAATTCAGCAAATCGCTGCGAACTCAACCCGCCATCACGCAACAATTTACCCCGCGTCTTGCCGATAGCCTCATCCTGGAAACCTGCTGATTGCCGTTTTAACCAGTCGTAATAAGTCTCTTTTGCCGGAACTGATATGCTATTTCCATCAGCATCACGCGCCGCCCGTGTTGCGCCTTTATCGAGTATTGCAAAGCGGTCATCGAGCACGGCTGTTGTACTGGTTCGACACCGGATATGGAATGGCGGCCTTGGCCCGCTATCAATTGGGAACTCTTGAGAATCCAAAGACCTGCAAATTTGTGTTGTGCGGTTGTCAAGTGTAGCCACAATCCTGACTTTCTTTATAATGTCTGAATTACGCTGCCAGACAGCTTCGCGCGCCCGAGATGAAACATGCTGCAATGATGTTCTTGCAATAATTTCAGCATCGCGTTTCGATAGATTCATTAATCCGTCTGTGTAATTCCTCGCCGCAGTGCCACGTATGCGCTGAATGACTTGCTGTGTTGTCTGACCTTGCGCGTAACCTAACCGGATAGCGTTTGTTACACGTGTCTTCGTGTTACCCGAAACGTCATCGAAAAACTGATCAAGCAAAGCGCCTTGATAAACACCCTCAACTGACAGCGGATTGCCGAATATTGCCGCGCTTAACTGTGTCTCAGTTGGCAAAGCGAACTCACGATTAATCACAACTTTGTTCAATGATTTTTGCTCAAACTCAGCTTCATACTGTCCGGCATCAATAAGCTGATCTTTCCATACCCGCTTATAGTCCTGATAAACATCGTCAATCAATGCACCAACAAACTCAAGCTGACGATTCAATCTTGCTCGTGTAAACTCGGTTATGTCTTTCTTTGTTAACTGTTTACGCAAATCATCGTCCATTCTTCGCAAGAAAGAATCAAACTGATTCGCATCATGCGTCTTCAGGCGCTCAAAAAACACCTGATGGCGTGTTGCTATTTCAATGAGTTCCGGCGATGCGCTAGGCATTACTCACCCAAATTAACGTTTGAGTCAGTTGTATTCACTTCCTGCATGAATTCCTCAAGCGTTTTGTCCCTGTCTGTAAGTTCTACTTTTTTCAGCCAGTTAAAATAATCGACTGGAGGAATTGACCCAGCAACAAATCCGGCTGACATCTCCCTCAGTTCGTCGCTTGACCATTTGTGGAACGCAAAGTCTGTGGTGGTTTTGTAGAATGCTTCCGGCGTATCAACGCGCATAAAGCGGCCACACCATTCAATAGCTTTTGTGTACGCTTCAGACAAGTTCTGCGAGATTAATGACAATGCACTATGCTGAACTTGCTGCTCGCCCAACACTTCAACTTCTTTTCTTTCGCGCCCTGATTGAGTCATCAACGATGCGCCCATCATGACCATGAGTTCCACCTTCTTGAGCATCGACTCACCGACTAACGGATTAGGTGGGGCGCTCGCAAATCCGAATGTCTCACCAGCAGGAACACCAATCAGGTTACGCGAACCGACATACATTTTATTTTCTTGCATCATGTCTATGTGCGTTTGAGTAACGCCGGACATCCACGGCTGAGCTTGACCAGCGAACCACACAGAATCCTCATAATCTGCGCTGTTGCGATAATGGCCGATATTCATTCGCACCATGCCATCAAGCAACGGCTTATCTACTTGCGCGTCGTTGTTGGATGACCCAATGAATGTGAAAGGAATCTCATTCCACGGATTACCGTTACCATCGAGCA